TGACGGTTGTGATCCCAGCGGTCGGCGACGACGGCAGATCGTCGAGACGAGAGTAGACCCAGCCTTGCGCAATGAGCGTCGGCGAGTCGAGGGTCGAGACGACGACGCGGCCGACGGCGTCAACGATGTAGATCGCGCCCGTCACCGGCCCAAAGATCGACTGCTGCTGCCCCAAGGCAACGCAGGAGTCAATCTTCTGGAGCGAGACGGTCGCCATCGTGGTTGCTCAGGTCGGGGAATACAGGCTGTAGAAAACGGTCAGGTTGACCTTTGCCGCATCCGACCAATTGGTGTGCGCATTGATGTAGATCGGGAAGGCCTTCGGCATGCCCGTTCCGGTGGTCGTCGCGCCGACGGTGCGAACCAAGATCGCCGAGTCGGCGACGTGGACGAGACAGCTCGCCGCGCAGGTGACGGCCGAAGCGATGGTGGCGTCAGACGAACCGGCGATGCCGATGTCCAATCCGCCGGTCACAGCCTGCCCGGCCGTTTCCTGAATGACGAGGCCGACGATGTAGGAGCCCGCCGGAAGGACGGGCGCCTGAGCGGCGGTCGTCTGCGCGGTGATGCCGACGAGCGAAACCGAGAACAGGTTCGGGCCTGGGTAGTAGCCCTGCGAGCGGAAGTAGCCGACGTCCTGGTTGGAAACCGCAGCGCAACCTTCGGAGTTGAGCGTGTAGAGCGTCTGCGACGGGACTGCGGAGTTCGTGCCGCCGACCGTTCCTGCGTGCGGGCCGGTCGCCGACGGCTCCGGCATACACATGATAGCGCCGGCCGAGGCCGGGGCGGCCAGACCGATGGCAAGCGCCGCGGCGGCGAGCGACCCAATGAGCCAGTGTTTCGTGTTCATGCTCGCATCTCCCTGGAGCCGAATACCGGGTCGGAGCGGCGGGCCTCGTCGAGGTCGGCCTCACCCTCGCGCTCACGGCGCAGATTCTCGAAATGGCCCTTGCCGGGCTTCATGTTCCCAGGCAGGCCCTGATTGGGTAGCGACTCGAAGCTGCGGGTGCGCGACGAGATGAAGTAGCGCTTCGCGGGGACAAGCCCTTCCTTGACCGCCCGCTCCTCGATCTCGAGTGCATCGCGCGCGTCGACCGACCACATCTTGATCTCGAAGGGGCCGCCGTTCTGCGTCTGCCACTTGGCAAACTCGTCCTTGCGGGCGCCGTAGGTTCGCAGGTCGGCCTCGTACTCGATAATCGCTTGACGGAAGTCGACCATCGCGAGATCGAACTCCGGGTCTCCTTCCTTGCCGCGCGGGGCAACCGGGCGCTTGGGAGCGCTCGGCGCGGTCGGACCGCAGTCCCACAGATAGACCATCGAACGCTCGCGGTCGGCCATCGCAGCCAGCCCCGGCCCGACGTTCGAGAGCTTGACGTACTCGTTGAGTTGGATCGCTTCGACCATGTCAGCGCATCTGCGGGAGGATGGCCATAAAGGCCTTGAAGGTGATGGAGGCGTTCGCGCCGCCAAGGACGACGTACAGCTTGACGTACTCGTACTTGACGTTGTTCTGCTCGTTGGAGAACAGAATCTCGTAGCGGTTGCCGCCGATCGCGGGGACCGCCGGCGGGGTGAAGTTGTTGGGGACGTCGCCGGTGCCGGCGATGGCAAGCTGGAGCGCGCCGGCCAGCATGACGTTCGTGGCGCCGAAGGCCGGGTCGTTCGAGACCAGCACCAGCAACTTGTAGTAGCAGCCGGACGTGACGATGTAGGCGGTGACGTCGATGACGACCGCGGCGTCAATGCGCTGTTGCTGCGGCGTGAGGGTCGCGGTCGCCGCAATCGAGGGCAGCGTGACCGTGATGTTTTGGTTGCCGCCGAGGTCGATGATGCCGTCCGCGCCGCCATACTGCGCGTAGCCGGAGGCGGTGATCGCCGCGGCGCCGTCGGACAGGAAGTTGTTGGCGTCGACTTCGTAGGTTCTGTCACCCATCGTCGTATCCTCTCATGCCGCTCGGGCGAACTCGCCAAACCCATTGCGCTCGATCGCCCCGGCAAGAGAGCCGATCTTGACGCAACGAGCCGTCCTGACCTTCCAGAAGAACTTTCCGGTCTGCGGCTCGTAATCGAGCAATTCTCTAAGTCTTTGATAAGTAAGCATTTTCTTCAAGCAACGATGGGAGCATTTGTCCAACTCGTCATCCGAGTCAGGCAATACTTGAACTCGTCGACCAGGCCGACGTCCCAAGAGATATGGGTACGGTAGGTCTTGCGGTCTTCCAGCAGGCCGACGTCTTCGGGCGTCAGGTTGCGGACGTAGATGCCGCGCAGCATCCCTTCGCCGAGCGTCATGCCGTAGATCGACGACGTGACCGCCGAGCCGGTGCCGTAGGCGACTTCGTTGAACTGGAGGACGGGGACCTGGTCGTCCTTGGGGTAGCCGTAGAGAAGCCGGACGCCGGCGTAGGTCAGCTTCGACCGGCCGATCTCGTCCCAGGTCTGCATGACGTAGCCGGTCAGCGCCTGGTTGCGCGCCGCCTGAATCCACAGCGGCAGCGACAGGAAGGGGACGAACAGATAGCGCGTGCCGGACTTGCCCGACAGGTTATTGAGCATCGTGTCGAGGTTGGCGAGGCTGAGGGCCGCGCCGCCGGAGACCGTCGAGTTGTAGTAGAGCCGGCCGAACTTCTGCGCGCGGACCTGGAGCCCGTTGAAGACGCGCGGGTTGACCGACTGGTCGCCCTTGACGAAGGTGTCGATCCACAGGCGGGCGAAGGCGGTGATGCCCATGCGCTCTTCGTAATTGCGACGCTCGGGGCCGAAGCGATCCTGGATCGCGCGATCGATGTCGATGTCGTGGTCGATGATGTAGGTCGCTTCGTCGAACGGCGAGATGATGCCATGCCCGGACGAAGACGCTTCGTTGACGGCGCGGAACACCGGCGTCGCCAGCGCGGCTTCGCGGTAGCCGACGTACTTGGAGCCCTTCAACCCCTCAAAGGGCATGACCTCGAAAACGTCGCTGTACTGCGTGAACATCTCGATCACGGGGCGGCGAACGTCCTCCGGCGCCATTCCCTTGGCGTATTCCGTGAGGGTCATGAGGTTCGAGACGGCCATCGGAATTCCCTTTCAGATCACGGATTGGACGCGATTGCCGTGTAGGTCCACGAAGCGACAGCGGTGTTCGCCGTTCCCGCCGCGTTGGGAAGCAGCACGGAGGTCGCGGCGCTGACCGTCCCCTGCGTCTTTTGGACATCGTCGGCCATCTTGCGCAGCATGCGCGCGATATGGGCGACCTCGGCCGACTTCTTGTCGAAGGTCTGGTCGACGAAGGTGGCAACGAAAACGGTCATGTCAGGCGACCTTCTTGCCCTGCGCCGCCGCGGTCATGCGGCGGGCGTAGTCGAGACGATCCGGCATCGAGAGCTTGTTGTAGTCGGCGTCTGACAGTTTGCCCGGCGCTTCCGGCGGCTCGCGGCCGCCGCTCTTGAACGTGCCGGAGCCGGTGAACTTGGCGATCAGCGATTCCGCCATCTGGACGTCGGCCGCGGTGAACAGGCGCGAGACGAAGCGCGCGCCGGGCTCCTGGCCGAGCAGGCCCTGAGCCCAGGTCTGGATCGCGGTGACGCGCGCCTGGCCGTTGGCGCCCAGCTTGCCGATCTCGGCTTTGCGCGCCTGGTCGATCTGCGCGGCGGTGCCGACGCGGTCGCCGGCGACAAGGGCGATGGCTTCCTGGAAGGCTTCCTGGGTCAGGCCGTTTTTCTGCGCCCATTGCTGGCCTTGCGCCCACAACGGGTTGTCGGCGTCGATCTTGAACTCGACGCCCTGCGGCAGCGTGAAATCCTTCGGCAGTTCGATCTTGTAGTCTTCCGGCTTGGCCGGGAGCGTCAACCGGCGCGATTCGTCGGCGGCGACGCGCGTCTGCAATTCGTTGAAGTGGGCGGCGAACTCGGCGTCCTTGACTTTGCCGGCGGCGGCGTCCCAATACGCCTCGGGGATATAAGCCGGCCGCTCGTTACTCGGAGCGGCCGGAGTCGGCGTGGGAGTTGGGGTCGGCGTCGGGGTCGGAGAAGCCGGGGACGTAGTCGGCGCGGCTGACGAGACGGGCGCCGGGGACGCGACGGGCGTGGCGGGGGTCGGCGCTGGCGAGGCGGAAGGTGACGGGGCGACTTCGGTCACTTAGAGCAATTCCCTCGGCCATCAGAGCCATTAGATCACGCGCGAAACTGCGGCGACCGTGGTCGGATTGCAATGATCTGTCCGATCCATCGCTAATGACGCCGCAGAGCGCCTTCTGCAAATAGAGGTAGAGCGTCACGCCGTCGGGCGTGCGCGCAATGCGGTCGATCGCCAGTTTGAGATCGTCGTCGGAAACTTCGCTCATGCGGCCGCTCCCGGCGTCTCGTTGGGCGGGGCTCCAGCATGGCGCGCGCCAGCCAGTTGGGCGATCGCCGCAGTTGCCTGTTTGACCTGATCGGGATTGCGCCACTTGATCAGGCCGACGCGCATCTTGTCGACGATCGCCTTCATCGTTCCGGCGCCGTCGCAATACATCTTGAATTCCTCGGGGAAGGTCGGCGCGATGATTTGCAGCGCCTTGATCGCCATCCCGACTTCCTGCTGCTCGGCAGCGGCCTGCGCCGGGTTGCGCGGCATGGTCGCGACGGCGCGGCCGTCAACGCGGATCGGCTGAATTGCGCCGGCTTTCTCCAGTAGCCACTTGAACCGGAGGAAAATCTGCACCGGCCCCTCGCGCCAAAACGGCAGGCCGGGCGTCCCAAGGCGGCGCTGCGCGCGCGCCATCTCGTCGAGCCACTGGCCGAGCGTCGGCGGTGTGTCGCCGGTCTGCTCAGGGTAGTCGACGAAGAACAGCTTGCGCAGCTTCTTGATCTTCTCCTGATAGGCGTAGTTGGCGACCTCGGGCGGTGGGACTGTGAAGATCGGTTTGACGGCGTTCTCAGAGCCTGGCCGAATCGGGTAGGCCATGTCTTCCTCGACGCCATTCTCGACGGCGGCGAAGGAATCGTCGGGATAAGTGATCGGCGGCATGATCGAGCGCGCGGCGTGAAC